TCACAATGAACCCAAATAACGTGCAGATTGCACCAGACCAACCTTGGACAATCTGGCAAGGCGGAGATTGCCCGATTCCAGATGGGCTGGAGTTTGAGTACATGATTAACGACGACCCTGGGCAAGTGATGATCGCTAAAGAAAGTGCAAGCGCGTATTTGTGTTTATGGCACCCTAAAGTTATTTATACCTATCGACTAACAGGTAAAGTACTCGACGGGTGGACGCTATGAACGGGATTAAAAGATATTACCCATCGGACGTGAGATTAAAACCAGGTGATCCCCAGATTGTACTTACAGAACACTTAGCTGGACAGTTATGTAACTACGAAGACGTTGAGCCAATCATTCAGAGCAACAAAGAGCTCGAGACAGAGAATAAAGAGCTTAAAGTCGAGATTGCTCAGCTGCTAAAACTTAAAGCACAACTCGATGATGATAACAACAGGTTGAAGAAAAGAAACCTAATACTGAATCTGCAACTACTGACCATTGAACAAAGTCATACAGTTAAATTAACGCCTGCGTGTGCAGTGGTAGCGAAATGAAACCGAATAAAACAGAGAAACTTCAGAAGATTCAGGACGAGGTAGAGGAATTTATTGCGGCTCACGAAATGAAAACCCATCACTACTTGTTTGACGAGGAAATAATTGCCGAGTTTAGTATGTACAAAAGGAAGCACGTGAGAGAAGCAATTAACAACCTGAGATAAGGGAATAAATTATGAAAGGTGACGTGATATGACTATAGTAATAGCATCAGTCTTGCTAGTATCAAGTATCGCAGGGTTGTACTTTATGTATCGTAGTCTTTCTTATGAGGCACGGGAATATATAGAGACCTTTGCTAAAATAGCATTAACACTAACCTTATTTGTGGTAATAATGGAGTCCACCAACTACCTGATCACATGTGGTATCAAGTAACCTATAAGGAGACCATTATGACCCACGAGGCCTGGAAATTAATTGGGGGCTACGACGAACTCCAACGTTTAGAAATGAAACGAGAAGCAGACGAATATTGCCGCCGCGAGTTGCAGGAAGAAATGGATAGGGATAAATGCGGTTATCCCGACGTTGCACAATCTGATACACTCTGATATTCTACAAGACACTATGAAAAAGAGCCAACTATGGACAACCCAACAATAAAAACCGGGTCCTACTCACGCCTACTCGACTTTGAGAGTTGTCGTATGAAGGCATACCTTAAACACGCGCTACGAGTACCCGACCCACGCCCAAGCACCGCAGCAGATCGTGGTACAGAAGTCCACCAGACATGCGAAGACTGGATGAATGGCAAGATGGCGGCACCCTCACCCATCGCATCCAAGCACTTTGCCGACGAGCTTGTCTCATTGAAAAAGAATTACGTCGCTGGCAACGCCAGCCTGGAGGGTGAGTGGGCATTCAACCCTGACTGGGAACCAACCGACTGGAAGACAGGCTGGTTTAGACTCAAGGCAGACGCTGTCGTTCGCCTATCGCACAAACATGCCGTGGTTATAGACTATAAGACCGGTAAGCGTTTCGGCAATGAAATCAAACATGGTGAGCAGCTACAACTATACTCATTAGCAGTGCTATTACGCGAGCCGAAAGTAGAACGTGTCACCGCCGAGTTGTGGTACTTCGACCAAAATGAACTAGCAAGCTACGAAGTCACTCGAGCTACCGGCATGCGCTGCCTAAAAGGCTTCGATAACCGAGCACGCAAAATGACCCAAGCGACCACATTCCCCCCTAACCCTAACGCCTTCAGCTGCAAGTGGTGTCCATATAAACCAGAAGAACTCGGTGGTACTGGGCACTGTAAGGTGGGTGTATGAACGATCGTGCAGCAGACCCACTAGATCAAGCAGGTGCTATGCAGCAACGCCACGATGAAGCCCGTATCAACGCAATACGTGCCGAAGCGGCGAAGCCAATACCCACAGCAACGAACTGTCTATTAAGTTCGTGCGGAGAACCAACAGCCAACGGAGCGCGTTGGTGCGATTCATTTTGTAGAGACCTATGGGAGAAAGAACATGGCTAAAGAATACACACAGACAGTAGGGCAAAAAGAAACAAAATGAAAGCCACTCACCAAAAAACACCATATCTCGCCGAGGCTATCCAATGGGATGGCCATAATTCCGCCCAAGTTATTGCATTAATAAACGCAGACGTACGCGAAACAGAGGGTAAGTATCTTATGGTACGTGCCGCCGACGACATATTCACTATGGTTCCAGGCTGGTGGGCAGTAAAGGGAGAAAACGGCGTCGTCAAATGTTATTCAAACGACGTATTCAATGTGAAATACCAAGCGCTAAAGGAGTAGAGATCATGACATTTTTTCACTTTCTATGCTGTTCAGTAGGTATCCATACTTGGAAGAGAGGCTATCGCTATACCAAACACTGTAGGTATTGCATAGCTACTAAGGTTGTGTTGTGATTACCAAACGCGCACGTTATCAATTCGCAGCTGTCAGCGCAGCTGCTACAGCCAACGCATTGTGCGTGACCGAATGTTTCAACATAGCCACTGGCAAAACAGAATACGTGTTATGCGCCCACGAAATAGTTAAAGGCGCTGACACTTACATACCCCTGGCTAAGTTTTTCACTGGAAATCCGAATAACGAAATTACTCCGCCAGGAATGGCGAAGTACAAACTAATTTAGGAACTAATTAATGAGCATACAAGAAATTTTAACAGAACGCGGCAACCGCTACGGTGAGTTCGACGAGCACGCTCGTATTACTCAAAATCTAAAGTCAGTTATGACTGATACTCCTAACTGGGAAAAACTTAGCCTAGATAAAAAAGAAGCCCTGGAAATGATACAACATAAAGTGGGTCGAATCCTTAATGGGGACCCGGAATATCATGACTCATGGTATGACATCGAGGGCTATGCCCATCTAGTAAGTAAAACACTCACGCCGTGATTAAGGCTCTGCTATACACCAGCGCATTACTGATATTACCCGGCTTAATAGTCGGGTTAATTATCTACGTACTTATTTTAGTGCTATTAGAAAGGGCGCGATGAAGCTACAACCAATGTTCGCCAACCAGAAATTCAGTACTAAGTTCATGGCAAAGCAACCTAAAGTGTTTGATATGAGCGACCCTGGCACGGGAAAAACCCGAGTAGGTATCGAAGCCTTCGCCACTCGTCGCCGCAAAGGTGGAAAATGCCTACTAGTAGTAGCCCCGAAGTCATTACTCGCTGCCGCGTGGAAGAATGACTTTAATAAATTCGCACCAGACATGTCGTGCGTTATCGCTAATGCAGCTAATAGAGAAGCAGCATTCAAAATACCTGCCGATGTGTATATCACTAATCATGACGCAGCTGTATGGCTACAAAAGCAAAAACCTGCCTTCTTCAAACGCTTTGATACGTTGGAAATAGATGAGAGCACAGCGTTTAAGCACCATACCAGCGCCAGATCAAAGGCTATGGCGAAGGTGGCCAAGAACTTCACTCACGTTCGCTTAGCGTCAGGTACACCCACCAGTAACGGAATCTGCGACCTGTGGCACCAGATGATGATACTAGACCAAGGCAAACGCCTGGGCACAAGTTACTTCGGCTTCCGTGCAGCAGCATGCAACCCACAACAGTTCGAAGCAGCTGGCAAGACATTCATGAACTGGACTGACAAACCAGGTATCGAGGGTATTGTAGGCGCGCTAATCAAGGATGTAGTTATACGCCACCGTTTTGAGGACTGCGTAGATATTCCGGAAAACCATAAATACGCAGTCTCTTATCAACTTAGTAAGACACACATGGCGTCTTACAAAGAGATGGAGAATGAACGCATCCTGTTCATGCAGAACAACATCATTACAGCTGCCAACGCTGCCGTGGTGTACACCAAACTGCTACAGATAGCTTCCGGTGCTGTGTATGATGGCGAAGGCGGCTACACAGTCGTGGACAACGGACGTTATGAACTGGTGCTTGACTTAATACAAGCACGTAAGCATACCGTCACGTTCTTCACCTGGAAGCATCAACGTGACATGCTTATTGCTGAGGCTGAAAAGCGTGGCATAAGCTACGCAGTTATTGATGGTGAGGCCAGCGATAAAGATCGTGAGCAGATAGTTAAGAACTATCAAGCAGGTGTTTACCAGACGCTATTTGCCCACCCACAGTCAGCGGGCCATGGCCTGACACTGACTAAAGGTACAGCAACTATCTGGGCATCACCTACCATAAACCTGGAGCACTTTGCGCAAGGCTGGAAGCGCGTGCATCGGATTGGACAGACCGAGAAGACAGAGACCATCGTAGTCATAGCCGAAGGTACGCTGGACGAAAAAGTCTGGAAAGCAATGCAAGGTAAAGAAACAAATATGGCCGATTTCCTCAACGAACTAAAGGAGTTAACAAAATGAATATATATAATGTTGTATTTTTAGTAATGGTTGCTGCGTGGTTAACAGCAGTTATCCATGGGATAGTTACTGGACATGCTGTTTTGCTACTTGTGGATGTAATGGCCTTTCCAATCGGGATAATCCACGGAATATTGATATGGCTAGGGGTAGCGTAGATGAAAACCAAACAACACATAATTTTTGACATAGAAATTATTGGAAAGGATAAACCTATATTCCTTGCCTGCACCAAAGTAGTTGAAACAGGCGAGACCAATGCGTTCTGGATGCACAAGCACGGACACATGAAGAAGCTTGAAGCTCTATTACGTAGTCCTGACTACACATGGGTAGGTTTCAACAGTATTAACTTTGATGCACCTTTAATCTGTGCTGCTATTCAAGGTGCAGACGAAGGTTGGCTAAAGGATACAGCTACACAGATTATTGAAAAAGGTATGCGCTCATGGCAAACCTATCGTGATTTCGACATCGACTTCATAGATTTCGATCACATAGACCTGATTGAAACAGCACCTGGAGTAATGATTTCACTCAAGACATACGCCGGACGCATGGGTTTCAGGACCATGGTGGACATGCCAGCACCCCACGATATCGACCTCAAACGGTCGCAACATAAAGAAGTGGAAAAATACTGTATTAACGATCTGGAAGTAACCGAAGACCTGTTCAAACAACTTAAAGAGGAAATCAAACTCCGCATTGAGCTAGGTGCAGTTTATGGTATCGACCTGCGTAGCAAGTCAGACGCACAGGCTGCAGAAGCTATCCTGAAGAAGGAACTATCAATCACCAAGATTAGCAAAACGGTGCCGCAAATGGTTGTGTATCACACACCAAGTATTATTCGCACCAAGAGCCAAGTGATAAGTGACTTGATAGACCAGTTTGAAGAAACCTGCTTTGTCATCAACCAAAAGAATGGTTCACCTGAACCTGCTGAATGGATGAAGGATGAAATAGCTATCGGTAAAGGTACTTATCAAGTCGGAATTGGCGGACTACATAGTACGCATGATAAACAGTTCCACATCGAGGCAACCGATGACTTACTCATCAGCGACTTTGACGTAGCGAGTTACTACCCAAACATTATGATGAAGTGCGATCTGATTCCTCGCCTGCCGGGCACACTGGGTGTGCAATTCCTCGAAGTCTATGGTGAGATATATCGCCAGCGTGTGGAAGCCAAACGTGCAGGAAACAAGACAGTGGCTGACAGTTTGAAGATCACACTGAATGGAACATTCGGCAAGTTAGGTAGTATTTATTCATCCTTCTACTCACCTGACGTAATGTTAGGCGTAACCATCACTGGTCAGCTCAATCTACTATGTCTGATAGATAAACTCGAACGCATCAGAGGTGTGTCGGTATATTCAGCTAACACGGATGGCATCACAGTTGGTTACACCCCAGCGGCTCGCGATAAAGTGTTGAAAGTATTTGAAGCCAACGTAAAGTACACAGGTTTTGAGTACGAAGAAACACCTTACTCACGCATAGCAATGAAGGACGTAAACAACTACATCGCCATTACTACCGACGGCAAAGCAAAGCGCAAAGGTTTATACGCCGTCGCTGGTGTACAGCAGCAGAAGAATCCGACTATGGAAGTTTGCTCCGACATGGCAGTAGACTACTTAAAAACAGGTAGCTTCGACATCAAGAAGTACACTGACATGAGAGCCTTCGTCGCAGTACGCAACGTAAAAGGCGG